TGATTTAGATTTTTCAGAAGATGCAACAACTGAGGATACAGATCCCGTTGCTACGGAGGAGCAAGAAGTTGAAGAAGAAACCACAGAAGAACCAGAAACAGAGGTCGAAGAAACTGAACCAGAGGCGGCTGAAGACGAAACAGAAACAGAAGCAGTCGACGAAGGAGAAGAAACAGCAGAAACAACAGCAGAAACAACAGACGAGGGAGCTGTACAGGAAGATGTACAACAAGTTGAAGAGGAACCTAGTCAACAAATAGAAGAACAAAAGGCCCCAATGGTGCCTAAATCTAGGTTAGATGAAGTGCTTGCTAAACAAAAAGCTTTGCAAAAACAGTTAGATGACCTGCAAACTGCTAAAGTAGAAGCAGTAACTGAAGCTCCTGAGTATGATTTTGCAGCAAAAGAGGCTGAGTATCAGCAATTTGTGTTAGATGGCGAGTCAGAAAAAGCAATTGCTTTAAGAACTGAGATAAGAAATGCTGAAAAACAGCAAATTATGTACGAAGTTCAACAAACTACTACCCAAAACATACAAGAATCTACAGAGGCGCAGTCTTTACAAGCTAAAGCTACTGAATTAGAGGCTCAATATCCTATTTTTGATGTAAATAGCGCAGAACATGACCCTGATTTGTTAAAAGAAGCCTTAGATTTACGTGATGCGTTTATGATTCAAGGGTATGACGGTGCTTTTGCTTTAGAAAAAGCTGTTAATACTACTCTAACGTTAAAAAAACCAGAATTATTACAAACAGAAGCCCCCAAGGTTGATCCAAAAGTAGCAGAACTTAATAAAAAGAAACAAACTGCTAAGGTCAGCGCTAAAATAGAGGCTTCACAGCAGCAACCTCCTGCTATGAAAGGAGAAGGAGCTGCTCAAAGAGGTGATAAACCAATTGATCTTAATAAATTATCTGAAAAAGAGTTTAGTGCGCTTCCGGAAGAAACTCTTAAAAGGTTGCGTGGAGATTTTGGGTAAGCTAAGATAGAAGTTCGTTTGCTAAAACGATATTTAGCCCTCGTCGTGGAGGTAAAATACGTTATTCGTCAATCAAGACGTAAAACATGATCGAGCTCGTGTTCGTTACAATCACGTAGACGTTTCCCAACGATAAAGGGTAGACGGGTAAAAGTCGCCCCAGAATATAGCGACTGGTTAACTTTAATTATAAAGGTATATAAATGGCTAATACTAACTTTAGCGCGTTGACCAGTGAACAGCTCACCATCTGGTCTCGTGATTTCTGGCGTGTTGCTAGGAATATGTCTTTCATTAACCAATTCGCAGGTAGCGGACCTAACTCCATGGTTCAGGAGATTTCTGAACTTACTCAATCCGAGAAAGGAGCAAGAGCAGTGTTAACACTTCTTGCTGACATGACCGGTGACGGTATTGTTGGGGACAACACCCTAGAAGGTAATGAAGAGGCATTAAGATCCTTCGACATTGTCGTACAGCTTGATCAATTAAGATTTGCTAATAGGCTTTCGGGCAGATTAGCTGATCAAAAATCAGTTGTAAATTTCCGTGAGCATTCTAGAGATGCACTTGCTTATGCAATGGCTGATAGAATAGACCAACTTGCGTTTTTATCGCTAGCTGGGATTGCATACACTAATAAAAACAACGGAGCCTTAAGGCCTGTTCTTACATCAGGACAAAACCTTGGGGATCTTACGTTTAATAGTGATGTAACTGCACCAACAAGTAATAGACACAAAAGAATCAATGGTAATGATCTTGCCGCTGGTTCTGTTACATCTATTACTGCTTCTGATACTTTGAAGTACAGACACATCGTCGATCTAAAAGCTTTTGCTAAAGATCAGTACATCAGAGGTATGAGGGGTGCTGGCAACGAAGAAATGTATCATTTCTTTGTTTCTCCGCAAGTAATGGCTGACCTTAAACTCGATTCAGACTTCTTATCAAACGTAAGAAGCGCTGGTATCAGAGGACCAAACAACGAACTATTTGCTGGATCTTCTAGCTTAATGGTTGACGGTGTTATGGTTCATGAGTTTAGGCATGTATTTAACACATCAGGTGCTACTAGTGGTTCCAGCAGTGAAGCTGGCTCTGCTGGATACAAAGGTGGATCTGGTGCAAACGTTGACTACGCGTCATGTCTATTCTGCGGTGCGCAATCACTTGCAATGGCTGACATTGGTCTTCCAGAAATAGTTGAAGATACTTTCGACTATGGAAACCAAAACGGTATTTCAATTGGTAAGATTTTTGGTCTTAAGAAACCTAAGTACAATTCTGACGTAACAGGTCAGGCTGAAGACTTCGGTGTCATAAGATTAGATGTCGCATTCTAATTGTGATAACATTTTACAGGTGGCTAGCGTTACGTTAGTCACCTGTATTTTTTTAAGGAGTAATTTATGAAAGTAGTATTTGATCAAGACACATATGTAGCATCTACGTGGGGCCATGCAGATTCTTTTGAAGCTGGTGTGCCTAAAATGGTAGGTAAGGATTTTGGGGTTCTATGTTTACAACAAGGAGCTAGAGAACTAGATGATACGGAAGAAGTTGTAGTGGCTGAACCCGTTGAAGCAGCACCTGTAGAGGAAGCACCTGTAGAGGAAGCACCTGTTGAAGAAACAACAGTAGATTTAGAGTCCATGACAAAAATACAACTAGAAGAATATGGTCGTACTATAGGTATAGAACTAGATAGGCGTAAAACTAAAGCTAGTTTAATAGAAGAACTAAAAGCCGTAATTAACTAAATAGAACATGGGAACACTCACGGGGGCTAATTTAATAACTAGAGTTCAAGACACCTTACAAGACACTACTAGTGTTAGGTGGTCTGAAGCTGAACTTCTTAGATATCTAAATGATGCGCAACGTGAGGTTGTAAATTTAAGGCCAGATGCTTCTGCTCTTACGGCAAATGTGCAGTTAAGCACGGGTACTTTACAGACTATTCCTACTAGTGGATTACGTTTGTTAAAAATAACTAGAAATATGTCTGGCACTAGCGGCAGTGCCACTGGGGGTAGAGCTATTCGGATAGTTGATTTTGATATACTTAATACGCAAGAACCCAATTGGAATGACCCAACTGTAACTGGAGATGCCGCTCATGGCACTATTGTTAAACATTACGCGTTTGATCAAGATGACCCTAGAAAGTATTACGTTTATCCTGGGGTATCTGGTAATGCGTATGTAGAGATTGTTTACTCTAAAACACCTGATGATTTTAGTTCGACCTCATCTACTCTTGACATAGATGATATATTTGCAAATGCCGTAGTAGACTTTGTTTTGTTCAAAGCATATTTAAAAGACTCTGAGTATGCAGGTAATGCAATTAGGTCTAATCAACATTATGCTCTTTTTAATAACAGCCTAGGCCAATCAACAGCTGCTTCAAATATTAGTAATCCTAATTTTGATTATGCTTCTAACAATATGGGCACTGGGGTAGGAGGATGATATGGCTACGTTTGATTCACTTGTAAAGGAAGTATTACCTTACGTTCCTGGTTGTCCCGACACTTTAGTAGAAACCAACTTGCGCTCTGCAACTATCGAGCTGTGTGAAAAATCTAAAGCATATGTAGTTGAGTTAGATGTAATAAGTAGCATAAGTGGGGTATTTGAGTATGAGTTTGATCAACCCACTGGTACGGATGTCCATCAAATCTTATGGATGACGTATGACGGAGAGGATATGGACCCTACTAGTCCCCGTAGTTTAGAACTTAACTATCCAGATTGGAGGGATAGAACTGGTATCCCAGAAGTTTTTTTACAACAATCACCTGATCTTTTTTATGTAGCGCCAGTTCCTAATGCTACAAAAACTAATGGTTTTAGAGTAAGTGTGGCACTGAAACCTACTCGATCTTCAAACAATATAAACACCGATTTTTCTACAGACTATAGGGATGGGATTGTGTTCGGTGCCCTATGGAGGCTACTACGAATTCCTGGTAGGGAATGGAGTGATCCTAGGGCTGCAGCTGATTATAGAAATCTTTTTGATGAACAGGTTCGAGAAGCTGAAGCTAGAGCTAGAGCTGGGGATCAAGGAGTTAGAAGGCTTGTTAAATATAAAGGAGTTGGATTAAACCCAAGGAAAAGGTATAGAAGGTATGGTAAGGAGATAGACTATTAGTGAAGAAGATTTTACTTTACCGCAACTTGCAGACATACGTCAGTGTTGGAATGAGGTAAAAACAGGAATAGAGTCAATAATAGCAGAAGATTCTAACCTTACTTTTAGACCAGAAGATGTATATAGCGAATGCGTTAATGGTAGAGCAGAACTGTTTATATCTCCGATAGGGTTTTTAGTCCTTAGTACAGAGATTGATCCGTTTACAGGGGATCGAACTTTGTTGATTTGGATAGCGTATGTGTACGAAACTGGTAAACATAACTGGATGAAACATGTACAATGGTTTGAAGAGCTTGCTCGTAAGGCAGGCTGTAGATATATAGAGGCTAGATCTTCTGTTTCGCAGATGGAAGAGTATGCGTTAAAACAAGGGTTTAGCTTGAATACACGAGTTTATACGAAGGAAGTAAATGAGTAATAAACCTAAGAAACAAGACTATAAACCTAGTGAGGCTGAGAAGACTCAAGCGGCTGTAGCAAAAGCCGAAAAAGATTACTTTGATCAACGTTACGGCCCGTTGTTACGTGAGATGCGTGATCTTGCTGCTACTGAAGATTTTGCACCAACAGCAAAAGGTAGAGCTCAAGCAGATACCATGCAAGCTCTTACTTCTAGTCCTAGTTTAAGAGCTGCCCAATCAGTAGATGCAGCAGCAGATTTAGCTTCAGCCGCCGGGGCTCAACAGGCTCAAGCAGAGTTTCAAGCATTACAAGCAAAGAGACAACGTCAAGTTGGTGTATTAGGAACTGCAAGAGGGCAAGCTGCAGATGCTACCACTGGGCTATCAAGAGCGGCTAGCATACAATCAACAAGTGATTTAGAGGAAGCAAGACGAAAACAAAGCATGGCGGATGCTAGATTCGCAGCTGGTTTAAAAGTTGGAGGTACAATGTTGGGCCAAGGACTTGAAAATATAGGCGGAGATGGTACTTTTTTTAGTCCCGCTGGGCTATCTGATGTGGGAGGAGGACTTGGAGGAAGGTTAAAAGTAGGGGCTTACGGCAATTACGACCCTGTTACTGGAGATGCTTACGGCAAGGCTGCTGATAGAGAAGCCGCTAAACAGAAAGGAGTTTCTTCTCCGTTTGCAGCAGGTTTAGGAGGATTTATATAATGGTGACGGGTTTGATAGACCAAATAGTTGGTAACATTAGTAATGAGACTACAGATTTCTCAACGTCTAATCTTCCAGAAGTTACAGACCCCGAAGCAACTTTTGCTGGGATTACTCGTCAAGATTATGAAAACTATGTAAAAGACTACAGAGCATTTGAAGAAAGTTTAATTGACGCTAAAGACGATACTAGTCTTGTAGATCAAGCTTCTGTAGACGCTGCTAACCAAGCGAGAATAGCTAGAGAGATACAACAAAGAAATATTGAGAGGTATGGTGGGGCTGGCCTCACGGCAGTACAAAGACAAGAACAGGCTAAAGCATTGAACTTGGGCGCAGCTACAAACCTTACAGGCTTATTAAATAACGCTAGGATTGGACAACGTGAGGTTAACCAAGCTACTCTTGCTGATTTAATAAATATAGGACAAGGAGTAAACAGAAGTGCTGTATCTGGATTAGGAGATGCTTCGGCTATGGCGGCTAATAAAAGAAACGCATATGCAAATGCAAAAGCTTCTCATAGGAATCAAATGACTCAATTAGGAGGCTCTTTGGCTAGCGCGGCTGTACTAGCATTTGCAATCTAGGATATAACTATGGCAGTAGATATAGCAGGAATAATATCAAATGCTCTTGGAGGAGCAGAAAGTGCTTTTGCTCGTAAAGAACAACGCATGAATCTTGCTGATCAAAGAAGACGAAGAACCGTTAAAGAACAAAATAATAGACTAATAAATTCTGGTGTTATAACTTTAGATGAACAACGTAATTTATCTATAAATCTAGACAAAGTTGAAGAAAATAGAGATTTAATTTTAGAAATGGTACAACGAGGTGCGCCTCAAGGGGCTTCCTATAAAGATGCAGATGGTAATAAACTTAAGGGTATATTTAAAACTTTACCTAAAGTTATTGCTGCGGAAGATGGCACGAAAAACTATGTTTTAGAAATAGAGACTGCGGATGGCGAAATAAAACCCGTTACAGTAGACAGGTCTACTAATCTAAATGATCCTCCAGCTTTAGTTGATCCTTCTTCCTATGAATTAATGTTAGAAGGAGCTTTTTTAAATCAGCTAGGTGAATTTGGTATAGATGGAACCGCTGTAGCTGTTTTAGAAAACTTAAACTACAACACCCCTACAGCGAAAGCCCAAGCAGTTGCTGCTGGTGCTTTAAAAGACACCAATATAGATCCCGCTACTTTACCTAAACTAATTTCTGAGTTAGGCATGGTTAAAAAAGAAACTAACCCTAGTAGTGGCAAAGATTTTATTGATAAAACGGAAGAAGTTCCTAGAGACGCTTCTAAAGATATGTTTGGCTCTCCTCCCTCTACTGTTACTGGTAATAAAGAAGATGATACTCCAACTGTTACTTTACCCGCTCGTACTACTATAGACGAAGCAATGACTAAAGAGCTTTCTGATAAATATAAAATAGGTCCAGATGCTATAAAGGCTCTGATGGATATAAAACCTAGAGGCCCAAGAGCAGTTGTAGATAGGTCTTCTCCAGTAAAAACAGACCCAATTGACTTAGTTACTCCAGAAATGCTTTTTGATTCTGGATATTTAGACAAAGAAAAAGATTCTCCGAACGACCCATTTAAAATAGCAGCTGGTAAAAGGCAATTTGTAAGAGATTTTTACAAAGACTCAGAGCAAGAAACCTTAAAACCCCCAGAAGTTGAGTTAGAAATCCCAGATATTCCGACAGATGTAGACGGTGCTACTGCTTGGTTTAGCGATAAAGCTAATACAGATATAATTGATCAGCTTGATCAAGATAAAGTATCTGAGATTCGAAATCTTTTAGAATCTCAAAACATTAACAGCAAAGAAGAATTGGTCGATGCTGTTAGACAAGGTATGGTCACGTCAAACCAGGCTAGAAGCATAGCTAAAATTACAGCTTGGTCTGTTGTTGACAAGAATGGGCAGAAAGATGCGCAATTGTCAGCTAATTTATATGCAGGAATGATGAATGACCTGCAGACAGGTAACCCTGATGTAACTCCAACCGAATTAGCTAATGCTGAAACTGCTAGAAATAAACTAGCGCTAGACGTGAGAAAATTTGGAAATACTTTAACAACTCAAAAAAGAGATGAATACAATTCTCTTTTAGAACTCTATGAGACTGCAGGAGACAAAGGTTTTGATAGTGCGGAGTTCTTACAACAGTTAAAACCTAGAACTACTTTATTCTTAAGAGATAGGAATTTTGATGAGTTAGACCAGACAGATAAAGCTTTAATGGATGGTGTTTTGTCTCAAGCATTATTAGAAAGCGCACGACAATATGGCCCAGAAGGTTTTATGGATCGAATAGGCGATATATTTTTAAGAAGCGAGGCTGGGGATACTTTGGGAAACACTATGGATAATGTTGCGATTGAGTATGATAAACCTGGTCCTGATGGTAAGCCCGTTCGTTTAATCTTTACCAGGACTAGGGGAAGTGGACAAGTCGAAGCTGAAGAAAGTTTAACTTGGAACAATGTTACAGAAATCATTGGTGAGGGGCAACTAGCTAACTATCTATTAAGTAGGGCGAAAAGAAGGGACTAATGTGGCAATTGAAAATGATACATTTTTCAGCGAACTTGCAAAAACTTCTGCTGGAGAGGTAGAACAAGATACTTTTCAGTCTGAACAAGCAGCACAAGGCGCACAATTAACTGACCCAATTCAAATTTTTAAACAAGGCGTTGTTTCTGGTGGTTACAACTTAGCTGCTAACCTTGAATATTTTAAAGGCATTGGTAACTCCATTATGGAAGACCAAGATGCCTTAGAAAAAAACTTATATGCTGCTGAAAAACTAGAACGAGAGGCTGGCATGGCCATGGCAGATGTACAGCAGTTTGACGATTTTTTAGAAAACCCAACCGCTTTAGGTTTTATAAATCAAGTATCAAGTGCAACAGGACAGTTTGCGCCTTCTGCTATTGCTAGTGTGGCTGCGGCCGTGTCTGGAGCTGGAGCGGGGGTCGCTGTTGCTGGTCTTACAGGCGTTACAAAAGGGTTAGTCCAAAACGTAGCAAAAAAAGAAATACAGAAAGCTTATAAAAAGAAAATGAAGAAGCAGCCTTTGACTAAGGATGAGGAAGATCTTTTAGAAGGGGCTTATGATTCTTATAAAAAACTTAGACTTGGCCCTGCTGCTAAAGGTGGCGCTATAGCAGGTGCAGTAGCTCAAGAGTACCCGCAAGGCGCAGGTATAGCGTTTGGTAATTTTGCTGAAGAAGGTATGACTGATCCGATTCGAGCGTTTCAATCTCTAGGAATTGGTGTCCCGTTTGCTGCAGTTGGCGTGGGGGCAGAAGCGTTAGTATTTAAAGGACTGACAGGTATTGTTAAGAAACAAGGATCGGGGCCCATTCATAAACGTATTTTAGGAGCAATAGGACAAAGTGCTGGTAGGACAGGAGCTGTAGAAGGTATTACAGAAGGCATACAAGAAGAACTTTCTGTTCAACAAAAATTTGCTATTGATGATGATTACACTCAAGCTCAAGCAAAACTAGATAGAGCGCAAGCTGTATTTGCTGGTTTCTTTGGTGGTGTAGGTATAGGTGCGGCTGGTGGCACTATAGCAGGTGGACTTCAAGCTGCTACAGGTACTAGAGTAATGGAACAAGCTAGGGAACAGCTTACTGAAGGGTATAGACAAAAGCA